ATTGATCTAGATTTATGTTTATTAAAGTATTTTCACAATAACTACCTTGTGCAGTCATTGTAAAACTTATTATAAACGCTACTAAAAATGTTAATAAACTACGCATGCGAACCATCACAATTACCGTTAGCATCTTTTGTTTTACCACACACACATTTTTTTTCTTTCATAATTTTATTCTTTAATTTTTATTGTTATATCGTGAGGTGCAAATTCATTTCCACCAAAATAAGGATATAAGTAATACCTTCTAATCGTACCCCAAAACCCATCAGGTCTTCTTCTAACGCTTGTAGTATCTCCATCTATTGTTATAGTGTAGTAAAACGTTTCTATATCAATCATTGCCTCATACGACGTGTTTATATCTATGTTTCTTATAAAACCAGAAGACATTGTATTGTTCTCACGTTTTAACCAACAAAGTTCTATGTTACCTTCAATATATCTCCAACCTAATCTTATAGAGTATTTTTTATGTGTTTTGCCAAAATCGCTAAAACCATATATCTTGTTAACATCATATTGGTTTTCTGGTATCTCTGTTGTATACTCTGCTGATTCGTCTAGTATAAAGTGAAAGTTAATTCTAGAGTTGTCTGGGTGATTAAAAAAACTACCTGATCGATGTTTACCTTCTGGTATTATGTAAGTTCTGTAACCAAGATCATCGGTTTCTTTAGCACAAGATATAAATAGTAGTAGTATTAATAATCTAAAAGTCACTCATTAATAGTTCATCGATCACTGCTTGCATTTCTTTTCTAGTTGCTTTCATGCTAAACGATATGTCAGCTTGAAACCTTTTTACTTCTTCACCATCTTTATATATAACAACTGTTGGTACTACAACTATCTCATGCTTCTCTTGTAGCTTAGGTGCTTTAGCTATATCTACATATACTATTTCACAATCAGTAAGTTTACCTATGTAAGCTACTTTGTTTGGATCGTTCCACTCAGCATTAAAATGTGTAACAACTATTTGAGCTGAAACACTTGAGCTGCATATTAAAAATAGTAGTATAAGTTTTTTCATTATCTTCGATTTAGTCTATCTATTTTATCTTCCATACGTCTAATATCTATTTTAAGCTCTTCTACAGCTTTTTCTGTATTTTCAATAGATAATCTAATGTTTTTATCTTTCATTTGAAATTCCATCTTCGTAACATCAGGTTTAGGTAGCTCTTTAGCTTCAGCTATATCAGCTTGCAAAGCAAACCACATACCAATAATAGTTACCATGGCAAAGCCAACAGCTATCATTGTTTTTATACTTATATTAAACCCAGTCTCTTCATTTAATTCTTTTGCCATTTTTTATAGTTTTGCGTATAGTTAGAAGATTACGTAGTTTACTCCAAATTTAAAGTCATACCACTCTCTATTCCAGTACTTATTGTATTTACCTTCAACAAACGTGCCTAAATGCTTATTTACTTTATAACCAAGTATTAAACCACCACTATAATCAAGCCACTGACCGTTGTTATATTTTTCATAAGAAAACTCACCATTGTCTATGTGAAAAGGCATTACACTAGCCCAAGCATGTGACCAAAATGATTTAGTGTAACGGTAGTAATCAAAACCTAAAACAACAGAGTGTAATATAGTGTTGTCAAGTTCGCTTCTTTTTCTAGTTGTGTAATCAGATAATACAGTTGGTATTACAACCTCTTCCCAAACCTCTTTGCTTGTAGCAACGAGCTCTCCATCAGGAGAAATATACTCACTAGCAGCTACGTTGACGTTGTAGCCTTCTTGTAGTGCTAGGTAAGTGTAATGTATATTGCCATTGCTGAGCACCCATTCTGCTAAAGGATCGTAACCATAAGGCTCGGATAACCTTTGAGCAAGTCCAGCATTGAAAGACAATTTGTCATTAGCTTTATATCTATATCTCTGTGATGTTTCAAAGTATTTTATATCAGCAAAACCATCTTCTAGGTATTCGCCTTTTAATATATACTTGTCATCTACAAATCTTATAAAGTGATGCTGATCTAAATATTCATTACCTTGTTGTCTTTTATAATCTACTTCAAATAAAAATTCTAGTCCACGTACTTTACCTACATTAGCACCATCTGACCAAGACTCTTCTGTACCATCGTAAAAAGTACTAGCTCTGTTTTCGTAGCCAAACCTAGCGATTTTACGTATACCTAAAGCTAAGTTGTAATCGTATGGAGTTTCTACTGTTACAGTTTCTAAACCGTTAGTTACAGAAAATACATCTATGTTTGATATAGAGTTACCACCATTAGCTGCAGCGTAAAACGTAGCAAACTTAAAATACTTTTTAAAGTTTTGTGAACAACAATCTTTTGGCGCGGCACAAGCAACCAATGCTATACACATTATTATTATTAGTTTTTTCATATTATCTGTCATAAGATCTTTTTGATTTACTTTTACTTTTACTTTTACTTTTACGTTTAGCTGCTGATATTTTTTTCTTCCTTATTTTACTTGCTCTTCTTGCTTCTTCAACTTCTAAGTTTTTAACACCAACATCCCAAGTATTCCAACCCATCAACAAAGCCATTCTTTGCCACATTGCGTTTTCTTCGTTTAAAGCAGCTTGAGCATTATTTACTTTTGTAACTATTCTACCTAAAGGTATATTAGTAAAAGCTTCTATACCTGTACTAACAGCAGGTAGCATAGGGTTATTAATATCTACACCCATTGTGTCCATGATTTCTTTATTAAACTTTCTAGTTTGAGTTGCACTATAAAGTTTTCTCATTTTAGAACCTATTGGTGGAGATATATTTGCAAAAGCAAGTAGTGTGTAAGCGTGATCTGCTCTAAAACCTTTTTGATCTTGTTTCCAGAATTCAAGCATTATGTTTTTTGCAGTTGCAAGAACAGCGCCGTATATACCAGTACCTCTCAATAATGAATCTACAACAGTATTACCTAATCTCTCTATTTTTTTATCTTTCAACTCTTCGTCTTCGTCATCACCAGCAAATGCCAAAGCAAAAAGTGCTGATTGTAAGCTAGCAAATATTATATTTTGAACTGCACCGTAGTAAACTATTCTTGAAACATTAGTTTTCCAATCACCTCTACCTTTTATTAAATCAACTCCAGCTTTTTTCATTAACCTAGCATACTGCATAGGAGTATTTTGAAATGCTAATATAAATCTACCAAGTATACTTGCTTGTTGTTTAGATATTAAAGAAGGATCAGAAGATTGTTGACTCTCATTCGCTCTAGATGTAAAGTCTTCAAAAGCTTGAGCTTCAGCATCAGCTCTATTCATACCCTTTTTTAAATAAGTATTTGTTCTGTTGATTAAAAATGTTGCACCACCAGCTGCAATTGCAAAACTATCTGCTATTTGTGTAGGTGTAAAACCTAGTTTTAATATGTAGGCTAAGACAGCTTTTGCCTTGTTTACTTTTCCACTCATTGCATTAGCTAAAGCAGCTTCATTTACATCCATTTTTAAACCAGATCTTCTTTGTTTTAGAAAGTCAGAGTTAAATATTTTTACAAACGTAGACCAATAATTTTTTTGATTTGCAAATGCCGCAGCTGCTTTGACAGGGTTATTATCACTCCAGTTTATAAAGTTAACTGTAGATAAAGTTTGTAGTAAAGCAGATCTCATATTTAAAAACATAATAGCACCAATAGAATTACTTATCCACTCTGTCCATCTATTAACTTGACGATCTGTTTTGCCAACATTTTTGTTTTTACCAGTAGTCATTCGGTGTAACATGTCTTCTAAAGCTTCTCTAAAATCAAGACCGTATGCAGCTTCTATTTTGTTTAAATTTTCTTGTGAAAATATTACTCCAACGTTTTCTTGAAACTGTGCTAAAAATTCTTTTCTAGCAATTTTATTAACAGCGTTATCTAAGTCAGCAACTATAGTTTCAGCGATCCAATCTTCTTCTGGTTTTACATAACCTTCTGGTCTTCTAGATATTAAACCAACCGACTCTGCAAACGCAAGCATCTCAGCATCAGCCTTAATAGCATCGACTAATTGCTTTTGAGCAGCTTGAGATGTTTCAGGTATTTTAAAACCTGCTTTGTCCCACAAGTAAACTCTTACAGCCGCGTCATAAGTAAAGTTTGTACCAGGAACCATCTCGTTAAGTTTTGCTTTAACGTTTGGAAAAGCTTTTAAAAGATCTTTATACTCAGTAGTTACAGCTTGTCTTGCTTTGTTTAAATTGTTTATACCTTCTTGGTAAGGTCTTAGTATATTGTCTCTAAAAAAATCAAGCTGTGCCTCACCAAGCTTACCAGCTGCCGAAGCTATGTTGTACATTAAACCCATAAAGTCTTCAGCTCCAGGTGGTATGTAAAGTTTCCATCTACCTTGCTTTCTTCCTTGAATTTTAGCTTGAGATCTTTTATATCTTTTCTCAGACTGAATACCTTTATTTTGCTCGATTATATCGTTAATCTCAAGATCCATGTCCTTGCTGTTTTTTATTATAGCTTGTACAGATTTTGATTTAACATCAAATTGACTTAACAAATCATCAACAGCTTTTACATTTGGCATAGCATCATCAACAAAATAAAAATCATTATAACCTTCAGCTAGTTTTTCTATAAACCAATTAGCTTTTGCTTCTCCAGTACTATTACCTAGGCCAGTTATATTTTTTATAGGTAGATCAATACCTTCACTTTTTAAATAAGCATGTATTGCTTGTTGACTTTGTGGTGCTCTAGCTGTTAATATAAATACATCATTTCTACCGTATTTTTTAATTTGATTTTTAAGCTTCTGCATTAACGGTCCTGGTCTACCATTTGTTACTTTGTTAAAGTCTGAAAAGTCCATTGACCAACCGTCTTTCACCATTTGATCTCCAACCATAGGCCATTGATCTGATGATATTCTTTCTGTAACACCATCTTTAGTTGCTATAACAAAATTATCGCTTATACCAGCTGTTTCGTCAAAATCAAAAACACTAATTCCTTTAGCATCTTTATTGTTTGGTTGGTTGCTTATTACTTGTTGTAAGTCTTTAGAGTTTTTTATTTGCTTAACATTTATTTCTGTAGCAGCTTTTGAAAAAGCTTCAGACTTTGGAACTGGTAGTCCAGTTGCAGCATCTGTTAATACCATGTTAACATCACCAAAAGTTTTCATGTTAAAATATCTGTCTAGTATGTCAATATAAGCAGGTGGCATACTGTCTTTGTAAAACTTACCTACAATGTTATCTTGGTCTTTAGGTATAACAGCTACAGAAAAAGCATCTAACATAATGTCAAGATCTGCTTCTGTAACAGCACCAGTAGCATAACCAACTAACATCATATTAATAACTTTTCTAGGTACTACATGTTCATAAACGTGTGTTTTAGCAGAGTAAGGTCCATCACCAGTGTAATATTGTAATTGAGCTGCAGCAGCAAGAGGTGTTCTCATATCGCCAGACAAACTCATCATAAACATACCTATATCATTTTTAGTAATCTCTCCAGCAGCCTCAAGATCTCTCATTACATCAGCTATTTCTTTTAAAAATGCTTTGTTTACTTTAGCAGAAGCTAAGTCATCATCGTAGTTAAAGTCTTTGTTTAGCTTGCCAACGTTTTGAGCAGCATCTTTAGCTATTTTACTTTTATATTTTTTAGTATAACCTGGTAAACCTTCTAAAACAAAAGCAGTAAAATCTTGAGCACTACCAAAAATACCGTATCTTAAAGTTTCTGTTTCTTTAGCTATTAGTCCTTTAGCAGCTCTTTTTATTTCAAAATCAGGATCAACTTCTAAACCACCTTTACCATTGTTAACAAGTCTAGTTCCACCAATTTTTCCAGAAGCATATAAAAACGTTAAAAACCTAGCGGCTTTTTCAATACCTATTTTATCAGCTATTTTAACCACAGCTTCTCTAACGTCTTGCAATTGTTTAGGGTCTCTAAAGTTTATAGAAAAAGCATCAAGACCTAAAACTTCTTTTATAGTGCTTTCTTCTTCCTTCATTTTAAACTCATCTCTAATAACTTCTGCTACTGTGCTAGGCATTTCTTTACCAATTATTTCATACCTTTTCTTATCAACCTCGTATTGTTTTATATACTTAGTAGCATCTGCTATTATAGATTTTCTATACTTACCAAACATAGGCTCAGGATATACAACATTAAAAGCTGCAGCCATTGACTTACCACGCTTCATGAATTCATTACCAAGTTTAGGTAGTCCTTTGTAAAGTATTTGTTTTTCGTCAACACTAAGTTCAGCTATATCTTTAGAAAGCTTAATGTTATCAAACTTTCTTTCTTCACCTTTTTTCTTATCTAAATTTTCACCAATCTCTTTAATTTCGTTTTCTATACCTATTAAAGAAGTAAATCCTTGCAGATCTTGCATTTCAGCAATTTGATTTAAAACGTCTTGATCTTTTAAAATCTCATACGCAGCTTTTGAAGCTAATGCTTGAGCAACTTCTTTTGCTAGCGAAGCTTGTTTGTTTTTTAACGTTGTATATTTTCCTTTTATAAAAAAGTTAATAAACTCAGCTTTAGGCTTTGATAACTTTATATCGTATATAGCGTTACCTTGTGGAGTTAATTCTCTTCCAAGCTTTGTTAAATCAAACAAAGTGTTATATTTTCTTTTAATAGTTTGTGCTGGTAAACCTTTAACTACAATGTCGTGTTGTAAATCATGAAATGCTTTGTACTCTTCACTTATAACTACAATTTTACTTTTACCATACTGGTGTATGCCACCCATTTCTTTTTTAATAAGCTTAAAATATTCTTTTTCTATTTTTTGCTCAATAGCGTTAATTGTTTCTTGTGCTGATTGTACTGGGTTTGCTAGTGCTCTTTTTACTATACTTTTAACATCATCGTTAATGGCTTTAATAGCTTCTTTTTTTACAACTGATAAATCTGTTAAATCTTTTTTATCTCTTTTGTACTCTTGAGTGTTGTCTGCGATAACGTCAGCTGTTTCTTCAGCTTCTAAGTCTATCATGTTGCTAATATCTTTAGCATAATACTCATCAAGGTTTGGTATTGCCTTTACAGCAAACTCAATCATACGTTGAGGTAATAAACCATTTAAATATTTAGCTGGAACATTATCTTTTAATACACCATCTATAATAACTTGAACGCTAGGATCAAATATTTTTCTAGGTTTTTTAGGATCAAAAATCAAAGCACCTCTTATACCTCTATCACCATATATTGCTTCAAATTTAAATTGATCTATTTGCTCTTGTCCAAACCTAACGTTGTGCTCGTCCTCAAACTGTTTTATTGCTTTATTAAACATTGCATCGTAAGCTAAGCCTATATCGTTTAAAGCGTCAAACGATTCAACATTTCCATTTTTAAACTTACCATAAACATCATTAACTTTTTCTGCAGATATTTTTCTAGACTCTTGTATTGCTTCGGTTAAAACTTCTCTAGCAGATTTACTAAGAGCGTCCATAGATTTTTTAAACTTACGGTTTGCTGTTTTTTGCTCTACAATTTTTAAGTCTTCTGAAACAACAACATCACCAGCAACAAGCTTTTGAATATCAAGATCAAGCTCACCTTGTTTTAGGCTTGAGCTATACTTAGATATTAAATTAAGCATGTCTTGAGGATTGTTTATCAATAAGCTACCAGCATCTTCTTGACCAGGAAAAACTTTTTTTATAGCTTTCATTAAAGAAGACTGTACAGCGGCTTGGGTGTCACCATCATTTTTAATACGACCAGCTCTAATACCGTCCGCTATAGCCATTATAACTTCTTCGTAGTAATCATTATCTAACTTACCACTTTTATTTACATAAGCTTTCATTCTGTCTTTTAACCATTTAGCACCAACCTCATCTTGAGATTTTATAAGGCTTTCCATACCTTGAGCCATAGTTTTAAAACCTACACCAGAAGCTTTAAACGCTTTCCAAACTACAGCATGTAGTATCTCATGTCCTCTTGCTGCAAAGTTTTTGTTTTTAGCCGATTTTTTAGCATTAACAATTATAAGCTGGTGCTTGTCAAATTTATTTGTTTTTTTGTTTACACCCTTGTTTTTAACCTTAGGTTGAAGTATAGACGCGGTTGCATCTTCCCATGTATCTTCTAATTCTTTTACTAAACCACCTATTTCTTTTTTAGTAAAACCTTTTTCTTTTAAATTGTTAGTTAACCAGTCTTTAGCTTCTTGCAAAGTGTTACCTTCAAATTTTTCTATTGGTGCTTCAGGATCAATTTCGTTTATCTTACCAATCATTACGTCAGACTCAAACCTTTTTATTTGATCTGCTACTCCTTGTCTAGCTTGAGTATAAGAAGAGTCACTAGATTTGTTTTCTTCGTCCCACATTTTCTGAGCTTGCTTTTCTACTTGTTGTTGGGTAGGAGCTGTTTTATTTTTATCATTTAAAATTGCTAATGCTCTTTGTTCTAAATCTTTGACTTTTTTACCATCTTCTAGTTGATAAGATTTATCATGATTTATTAATTGTTCTTTTTGAGCTTCAACATTGTCAAACCTGTCAGAAAGCATTTTTAGTTTTTGTCTTTTTTCTTTTCTTGACAAGTCAGGGTTTTGTTTTATTTCTCTAGCTTGATCTCTTAATGATCCAGATTCTCTAGCTAAACCTCTAAGTAAGTTAACACCTCTTTGGTTTAAACCACCAAACCTAGCCATAATACTACTAATTTGAGTTTCAGAAGCTAACTCTTCTTTAGATAATTCTAATTCAAGTTCGTTTAACTCTGCTTCTTTTTTACCTCTACCAACAGAGTTGTTTACAGCTGAAAACTCATCACCAAGAAGTTGATCAGTTACTATTTTTATTTTAGCTTTTAAGTCAACCATTTTAGCAGATCTCTTGTTCATTTCAACATTATCAGCTTCAAGAGTCATACCTGTCATTAAACCTAAAGCACCTTGCAAAGCTCTTGGTCCTACGTGAAAAGCACCTGTTGATCCAATTGTTTTGATAAAAAAGTCTGCATCTAAACCATCACCTAATTCAACTCTATCTCCTCTTTCGTCTCGTTTATCAAGCATAAATCTGTCTACACCATTTTGACCTAACTGCGTGAATACTTCTTGAGCTATTTCACTTGCTTGAGCTTTTCCAAAACCTAATAACGATCTACCAATTGGTGCAAGAATAGGTTTGAAAAGTTCATCTCTAACTTCGCCAAAAACACCTGTTCCTGATCCTTTAAGAGCTCCTCTTAACATCAACATTTCAGGTATCATTGTTGCTGCCTCAAAACCACCATAAGCTATAGGAGCAAAAATTAATTGATCTGTAGTATATTTTCTTTTACCAGACTCAACATCTTTAACCATTTCTTTATGCTTATCAACACCTCCAGATAAACCAAAAACAGCCATGTTAGCTACCATACTTCCTCCACCAGTAACATAAGCAAGTGTTAGATTAGGTAAATTTTCAAAAACACCTAGTATACCTTTTTCAACAGTACTTTTAACTCCAGAAAAACCTACTGGTTGTTTTTTGTTAAACCTATCCATTTCCATCTTGTCTATATTCTTGCTAGCTTCTCTTAAACCATAAGTTATCACTTTTAAAGCAGATACATTTGAATTGTTTATTTGGTTTTTACCTTTACCTTTGTTTTCTCTATTATCACCTGCATTCTCTAAAGCAGTGCCAAGATGATCAGTAACAGTTCCAGCAAGCCAAAGACCTTGACCAAGCATTTTCATACTTCCTGTACCAAACGTGTATATTTGGTTTGCAGTTACATTGTTAATGTTATCTAAATAATCTAAAGATTCTTTTTGTGCCTCGAAATTATTATTTAGGTCTATGTGAGATAATTTAGCTTTGTTAACAAGGTTATAAGTATTTCTAAGTTTTTGCTCTCTTAGTTTAAAATCTTGTATTTCTTTTCTTGATATAACCTCGCCTCCTTCTGCTCTTGCGTTTATTTGCTCAATAAGTTTGTTTAGATCATTGCTTTCTTGAACAACCGCCTTTTCTAACGTAAGTACTCTGTTTATTTTTATTTTGTTGTCTTTAACTCTAGCTCCCATTCTCTCAGTTTGCTTAGCTGAGACTTTCATAAGATAATCTTCTTCTTCTGAGGATAAGTTTGTTAAATGACTATTTACTCTTTCTATCCTTTCATTTTCTTGTAACTCGTTACTTCTTAGTTGTATAGCTTTTTCTTTAATAAGCTCAGGAGTTACTTCACCTTCTGGCACTAGCTCTTTAAAACGTTCAGGTGCTAATCTTTGTAAATCTTCAAAATAATCTTCTGCATTTTCAAGATGCTTGTTTGAATTTGCATTTATTGCTTTTCCAAGAACTTCACCTACAGTACCAACAACTTTCCTAGCTCTGTCAAAATTTTGTAGACCTAAACCTCCAAAAGAACCAGCTCCAACACCAGGCACGTATTTCATTACACTGCCTTTTTCTTCAATAAATCTTCCAAACCTAGCAATATAACCACCTTCTATATCTTTAGCAGCGTTAGCGTTATGAGCTTCTTTGCTTAATCTGTTTTCTCCACCCTCATCACGAGTTTCTTCATTAAGCATATCGTTTATAACAGTAAGTTGCTGAGGTAACGCATGGGAATTTTTAATCGCCATTGCATCAGGGTTTCCATAAGTGTTAAAAAACTCATTTAACTTATCTGCATTTTTTTGGTTTCCATTAAGTAGCTTTTTACCACCAAGTTTTAGCTCAAAATTATCTGTAGATATTTTTAATGGTTCTTTAGCGTCTGGGTGAGTTACATAAACATAATCTCCAAGTCCTCCTTCTTCAAACTCAAAACCCATACCAGAATAAGACTGTCTAAGGTGTTTTACTACGTTTTCCTCGTCCATGTCTATTAAATCTGCTGTAACAGGCTTTAACTTATCCATAATCGTATTAGGATCTTGACCCATACCAGTTACCTGCTCGTTTGTACCACCTGCTGTAGCAATAATATCTCGCTCTGTATATTCTTTGTCGTTATTAAAAATAATAGCATCACCATCTTGCATAAACTCTGAAGATTCAGGTCTATACCTTATGTGAAAGCTATCTTGGTTGTAAGAATATTCACCAGACTTTGAAACACTATCAAACACTTTATCTCTATATGACTCGTCTTTCATAGCGCCTACAAAATCTTCGTAGCCACCAGTAAACCTGCCATCGGCTTTTACATTTGCATAAAGTTGGTCAATAGGTCTTTTGCTCATTATTTATTTTCATCTTTAGGGTCTAAACTTCCAGTGCTAGTAGATGTTTGATCAGGATCTTTTATTGCCGTAGCGTCATAATCAATTGTATTTGTAAGGTTATTGCCATCAAGCTGCCAACCGTTATTAATTAAAACAGGTACGTAAATTGTATTACCTTTACTATCTACTTTATCTCCATCTTCTACTATTCTATAGTAACCTGATTTACCATTTCCAGTACCATCAAAAGCACCAGACTGATTTGCGTTTGGATAATCTTTTGCAATATCTTTTGCGGATAAATGACGAACATCAGCGCTTTGATCAATATTATTTCTATACCAATTAATTTCTCTTGCAACACCTTGTCTGATAATTTTAAAATCTTTACTATTACCTCTTAGACTAGAACCACCTTTTTCATCCATTTTTGAATATTGTGCAATAGCATCTAACATAGTATTATTACCTTGAGCATCTACCCTGCTAGCTTCTAGCAAGCTAAACTCTTCCATTTTTTCATCTAAAATAAGATCTTTTCTAGCGTTTGGATTTCTTAAATTTAGTTGAGATTGCTTGTATCTTTCTAACTCCATTTTATCATCAAAAACTTTTTTAGCCGCAGCGGTTTTGTCTTTATTAGCTTGTTCTGCTGCTTTTCTTTGTTTTTCCCAATGATTAGTATGATTGTTTTCTACAGCATTAACAAGTTTATCTGTCATTATAGACCTAGAAGTTTCTAAATCAAAATTTGGATTATTAGTGTTTGTTATAGCATCTATAAGTTTAGCTTTTTCTTCAGGATCAACAATATTATCACCATTTTCGTCCCAACCACCAATACCTCTTAATATATCTTCGTCTAAACTAATATCTTCGTTTAACAAGGTAGGAAGGTTTTTACCACCACCTATATCATCAGATATTGAAGCTCTAAAATCTTTTATAGTGTTAGGAACAATTTGAGCAAGTGCATTTGTAGTTGCATTTCTGTCAAACGTAGAGTTTTTCTTGTTAAGAGCGTTTAGTTCTCCAAGAGTTTTACCAACTTCATAATTCTTTAAAATATACATGTCTTCAAACTCAGCATTTGTTTTTTCTACGCCATTAACGTTAAAAACCATTTGACCTTTGTCATTTGTTTTAACTGAGTAGTTTCCTTTTAAAACAGCTGTCATGTATTCGTTTTCTTCTTTTGTATGTGCAGAACTTAAATCACCATCTTTTTGTAATTTAGCTAAATCTGTTACAAATGCTTTGTGTTGTTGCGTAAAAGCAGATCTTTGTTGCATTGATTTTTTAGCCGCCATCATACCTTTATCATCACCTGCCTTTAAAGCTGTTAAATAATTTTGTTTAGCTTGTTGTGCAAAATCAACAGTATCATTGTATAGTACCTCACCTAAAGAACCAGAAGCTAATTCAACTTCATTAGCAGCTTCTGTAAAAGCATTGTTAGAATCAACTTTTGCTTGCTCTATTTTTTGTATTTCACCTAAAGCACTAACAGCCATGTCTTTTCCGGCTGTTGTTATTTTATCAAGACCTGATAAGTCTGCAGGCCCCATACTTTTACCTACATCTCTTGCCCCTTGTATTAGGGCCATATCTGCTTTTGTAGTTACAGCCATATTATTTGTTTTTATTTATTTTTAAATTCTTCTTATAATAAAGAGATGTTCCAGAACCACCAAATGCAGCGCCGTTTTGACCTCCTAGCAAGTTATAAGTATCAAGCCCAGAAGTATCTAATTTACCATCATATTGATTAAATGTAGTTTGGCCTAAATTACTTATTTTAGCACCTGTCATACCTTGATTTAAAATATCTGTGCCTGTGTTTGCAACTTTTGCAGCAACATCTCCTCCTGGTAGCTTTGGTATTTTCATACCAGCAGTAGCTATTGAAGCACCTGCACTAGCTATATCACCAATAGCACTCATTTGATCAGATTTTGCTTGAGCTCTAGCGTTATTAGCAGCCGCAGTTCTTTGTTGTGACATACCAAACAATGTAGATGTTTTTTGATATTCTAAACCTCTAGCTTCTTGTGCACCTGCTTGTCTCATTTTCTCAGCATACATTTCACCTTGACCTTCCATAGCTTGGTTTTTAGCAGCTTGTTGATTTGCCATTTTTTGGTTTTGAGCTTCTTGCATACCAATACTAGCAGATGATTTTTGAGCTGATAATATTCCTTGATTTGCTAAAGTTTGAGCCAAACCAGCAATACCACTACCACCGGCAGCACCACCTAAACTATCCATAATGTTAGCTTGAGACTGTTGAAATTGTTGTGATTGAAATTGTGCTTGCTGTTGATTAACGGTCATGTCTTCAAAAGTGTTTTCTAAGTTTGCAAAAGGATTTCTAACACCAGCCGCAAGATTACTAGTATCAAGATTTTCATATTCTTTTTTCATCTTAGCCATTTCGTTTTTAGCAGCTGTTTGCTCGTTGATTCTACCTCTACGACCAGCTAAAGAAACCCCTAACTTAGCAAGACCACCTGCACCAGCAATACTTGCTCCTATAATTGCTACTGCTACGAATGCCATATTTTATGTGTTTTTGTTAGTATACTCTTCATGTTCTTTGTAATTTTTTGAAACTATTTCAGCTTCTAGTTTATCTAAGTTTTGTGTATTGCTAGGGTTTTTATGCACGTTTACAAATATACTTTCTTCGTTTGCATATATAACTCTCTTAACACCAGGCGTTGATACTACATAACAAGGTGCTATATAATCTTCTGTAGAATTTTCTGTTGCTACTGTAATGTGACCAGTTAATAGAAACCAAACATGTAAGTGATTATGTATTGCACCTACAACTACAGAGTCTTTTATCATTGTCATTTGCCTAATGTATATACCGTCTGCAAATGTATGTTTTAATGGAAACTTTTCTGACCTTACCACCTCACCATTGTTTCCTATAATATTTTCTTGATCAACGTTGTCTAACAACGCTTTTTCTAACTCTACTATTTTACTTCTAGAGCTTATTTCATTTTTTAACATATAATATAACTTAAGTATATATTATAGTTACACTTTTTGCTGTTTATTTACTACTTTCAAATATTTCAGAACCTATAGCAAACAACTCTATTTTATCTTTACTGTCATTAACAAGCTTTACTCTAGCATAATAACCTAATATACCACTAATGTTTGCTCTATTGTCTTTTGAGAACATGATAAAATCTGCTGTAGTAGGAGGTGCTTGACCTGATGGTTGATCTATAGTTAAAGTGTTTCCACTTATACCTGTTATAGGGCCAATTAATAATATATTATCAATGTCGTTTGTATTGTACTCATTACCTTGAACACCTTGTATGTTTGTAGGCACATACCAAGCAAGATCTCCTACTTGTAAAGAAACGTTTATATCTTGACTAAACCCTATTGTTATTAATGGCATATTATTCTATTGTTAAAATTTTATCTAATTCAAATACTAAACTTATGTTGTCACTACCAAACGAGCTTACCGTAACATCACCTGTTATAGTACCAGTTCTACTAGCTCCTGCAAATTGTAAAGCTTGACCATTTTCAGGTTTAAAGGCAGTGTTTACAGTTAAAGTATTACTACTTATATTTGTTACAGTCGTTGTTGAAGCATCACTAATACCTATGCCAATAACAGTACTAACATCATCTTTAATTCCATTTACACTAGCAACATCAAAAACTGTTAAAGAAGCTGCTCCAGTTGCATCAGTATCGTTTACAGTTGTTAATACATCAGATAGTTCTACTTTAAAATTAGAAATACTAAAATTAGTATTGTTAAATACTTTAGACATAACAGGGCCATAGCCTTTAAAAGTTAAACTTCTACCAGCAACAAAAGTATTGTTAGTAGCGGCTAAAGTTATAGTACCACCTGGGTAGTCAACTAGTGTTGGGTTGTTAGGGTCTGAGCTATCAACTATTTTTGCAACATCATAAAATGGAAAAACTGTAGTTGATTTACCAGCATTGTAGTAACCTTTGTTTATTGCTGTTATAGTTGATATTGTAGCACCACCAGCAATACCAGTACCTATTACTTCCATACCAACAGATAAACCTGAAATATCAGTTATTTCTAAATCTGTACCAGTGCCTGATGTTTTAGTAGACCTTGCTGTAGTGAAATAAAAGTCATTTTGATCAGGTTGTTTAGCTATTTCCATAGCATCCGAACTTAAAGATAACGCCCATGAAATTGAAATTGTTTTACTAGATACGTCTCCAACTCTTGTATCTCCACCACTAACCGTGTAACTAGAAGCGTAAGTACCATAACGCTCATCTCCAGCATCTTCATTTGCTGATAAATGTGCAAACGTTATTGTTGTGTTTACTAACTGATTTATTCTTGCAAATATATAAGAACCTATACCCATAAAATCACTAAGCTTTGTATCGTAGTGCATTTCAGGATATATAGTAAAAATATATGTATCGTCATCAGTTACGGTTGGAAAAGTTACCGTGTTGCTATACACACCGCTACTATCAATTGTCACAGGGTTTAGTCTGTTTGTTGTAGCTGAAAAAGCAGGTGCGGGTAAAGACTCTGTTTCTGAGTTTTGTATGATAGTGTTTTCAGGAAAATTATAATAATGATTATCTTCATTAGTTACAGTTATACTAAACACAGCTCCAGGATCACCTTTTATAACATATTCTCTTGCTTGCACTTTAGAATCTATAGCTGCTTGATTTATTATGATTTCTTTTATTTCTTTCATGTTATTTTACGTTATGTTTGTAAGAACCCAACCGTTTATAAATGAACAAGACGTATTACCACCTGCTGGTATCGGATTAAAAGTTCTACCCGGTGATGGTGGTGAAGGATAACTATATGTAAATGTTTGACCATAATACGGTCCACCATTGTTTATACCTGTACCTACGTTAGTAGGGTTTGCAAAAGTATGTGTATATGTTTGCATGTCTATATATTCATCTAAACCTAATGAACCACTTCCACCGTTGTAATTGTAGTTTAATATATAACCGTAACCCATTTGAGTAGGATCATCACAACCAAGATAAACACAAGTACCATCTTCTACTGAAGCACCTGGATAATAATTTGAAGCTACTGGATCTGTACAACCAGATATTACTGGAACACAAGTACTGGAAAAATTTCCTGGTGAAGTTTCGACAATATCTGAACAGTTTGCTAATGGATCATAATTTATCTGTGAAGAGTCTGTGCAACCAAGAATCCAATTAGTACAACCATCACCTTCTGCTTGATTACAAGAAAAGTGATAAATATTCACGCCAGTGCTAGGGTCTACGTTGTAGTAATAGTAGTGGTGATTTTGAGGACCAATGTTAGTACCAAACAAATTATTATAAGCAGCAGCTGCACAACCTTGTTCGCTTAAAAATCTAAACGCATTAGGATAGTTTGCAATAAGATAAGCTTCACCATAATTTCCACAACCTACACAAGGATCTATCAGCGCCCAGTCTTGTGTAAATGGAACACAGCTTCCATCATCAAAGCAAGCTAAAGGATCGTAGTTAGATTGTGTAGGGTCTGTACAACCACCTACAAAGCAACAGGTTCCATCGTCAGTGTTTGCGTTTGCATTGTAATTTACAGCACTAGCATCTATACAACCTAAAACTATTGGAGTACAACTACCATCATCAATATTAGCATTTGGATCATAATTAAATTGAGTAGGGTCAGTACAACCGTAAACATCATACGTACAACCTTGTAAGAAAGAAGCACAAGGATCGTAATTGTTTGCAAGTGGATCTGTGCAACCATAATAAGGCACTGTACAACTACCGTCGTCTGTAGTAGCTAATGGATCATAATTACAAACAACATAACCATTATTAGGGTCGCATTTACCACTACTACCAGGCGAAGCACCGTCTACACAAAAGCCATGAACATCTGGAAAAAACGGAGGTCCAGTGTTACTATCCATACAACCATCAACCGCTAGTGTAAGACATGAACCATCATTACAAACTGCTAGCGGATCATACTCTACATAAAGTGGATCTGTACAACCAGGAGCACCATTACAAGTAGGGCAATTGCTTACCGCTACAACAGGGTCTAGATAAGTACCTGTGCCATCATAAATAGCAATTATTCCACCTTGAGGACTAACGTAATCACAATTATAACTAAGAACAAACATACAAGTACCATCATCAACCTGTGCTGAAGGATCGTAGTTATATGCTTTGTCGTTCATGCAACCTGGAATTGGATAAGTACATGTTCCATCATCAACGTTAGCTAGAGGATCGTAATTTAAAGCTGAAGAGTCTGTACAACCTAAAGCAGGTGGTGGAACTGTTGTTGCTCTTCCAATACCTTGAAAAGAGAATTCAGACGTTTTAATATCAGCACTACTTGTTAGTGTATTACCTTTTATATAATTAAACCATTTACCTTCTTTTTCTATAAATTCATTAATATGTCCTTTCTGCTTGTTTGTAATTATACTTTCTACAAACCAACCTTCTTTTGAAACTAACTTGTCATAACCTTCAAATTCATTTGAAAAAACACTTGGTGGTACAAACTCTGTAGTTACTTTTGATTTAGTACCTTCGTAGTTTAAAGTTTGATAATTTTTAATACTACTAGGTTGTGTGTTTAATAAAACATCTACTGAAGAAGGAGTAAAGTTATTGTAAAAAGTATTTCTATCTACAGACTCATCATTATGCTTATATAAATAACCGCCTAAAAAAGTGTAGTAGCTATTACCCATACTTGCACCTTGTTCAGGAGTAAAAGATTTAAAACTAACCCAACCTTTAGCGTTCTCGTTATAAGTTAAAGTTTTTGGCTCGTTATTATAAATTACATGTGCCTCTCTTAATGTCAAGTTGTAGTCACCTTTGTCGCTATCAAAAGAACCTATAAGTTTAGGGTAGTTTTGTAAATTATCACCAAACCAATCACTCATACCATAATCAGATATAGGTGTTAAACCATCTTTAGAAAGTCTTAATACAGCTGATCTTTGTTTGTCTGTGAAATAAGCTCTGAAATTATCTACAGCAAAGCTTTCTGGATTTTTAGATATACCGTAATCACCTGAAAAAGGCATTGTTTGACCTAAAACTCTATTTGAAGCTATTAACTGAGGATTTCCGTCAGCATTAAATATTGCATCTTTATTTGCTTGTATTCTTACAACTCTATCTTCACATAATGCAATTAAATCAGTATTTCTACTAAACAACTTTTGTATACTACCGTATGTAGGGTTTAAATCTTTTGTTATTTTTTCTGCTTGTATAAATTGATTTAAGCTGTTAACACCACTATTACTATTATATATACCTGAATATATTAAACCACTACTTCTTCTTTCTTCTTCATAAACAGTATCAAGTATTGTAGATACTATTGGTCCTTTGTCTAGTTTTACTTGATTAAAATCATCTCTTAATCTATCAGATTCAACACCATTACTAAAAGAAAACGCATTATACCAAGAAAGTCCAACTTCGTTTTGTGACACATCCGTATTAACTTTGTAAACATACTTACTATTAGGATATACTCCAACTTTAGTTAGATCTGCAAGTGTTAATGTTGTGTAACTGTTATTATGTCTAGTAAACTTTAAAACTTGACTACCTGCCATTACAGTAGTATCTATTTCTCTGTCAAGCGCTATTAAATCACCTGGGTTATTACCGTCGTGATCAAACCAACCTAAAACAGTAGTGTCTACATCTGTACTTGTATAATCTTTATACAAAGCTTGACTATTTCCAGGTAAAGTTACTATTGATCCTTTTGGAACATACAAGTAATTGTTTGTAGAATCTAGGTTTATAGGATATACTTGGCTAGCTTCGTGAAATATGTTTAAGTCTATGTTTTCTTTTGGCTCTGTTTCCCATACAGCTGGATTATCACTTATTAACGGTGCTGTTTCAAATGTTCTTGGCGAAACAAACTCAATACCAATTGCAGTATCGTTATCTGCTCCTTCACTAAGACCAGTGACAACGCCAATAGGGTTAAAACTAGAAGAAGTTAAAGGGTTTTTGTCAATATATATTCTGTAAACTATTCTTCTGTTGTCAGACCTCATGAATTTTTCCCAATTTTCTTTATAATCTACATAACTAGCGTTATCCCAGTTACTATTTAAATAATAAGGATCATTGTGTGCATTTTTCCAAACTTTATGCAAAGAGTTAGGTCCAAACTTAGTACCATCACGTCTTCCCCAACGAGTATGGTTATATCTTCTTATTTTTTGTACTTCTGTTATAGTGTAAAGTTGACTAGCAGTTCCATTAACTGAGTCTGGGTTTGTATCACCTGTAAATCTAAACTTATTGCCTGTTGCCATAGCATTTACAATAGCTGATTCAGAAATATGACTAGGGTTTGATGAACTACCAACTTCCCAAATATAATTTTCATTAATATCAGCAAAGTTTATGTCACCTGGTTCTGCTACATTACCAACTCTACTACCTATGAATGATTGCTCATCATCAAAGCCTGGTTTTAACTGTGAGTGTGCTAGTTCTATATACCATCTTTGTTGTCCGCTAGATTCTTGTTGTATTCCTTTACCCCAACCACCACTTTGTGTACCATCAGGAGTTGATGATGGATCGTGTTCTGATAAGTGAAAACCAGTTCCTTTTGCACCACTGCTTGATTTGTGAATCATAGGATAATACACGCCATCAATAAACCACTCGCTATCAACAATATCGTCTTCTGGATTATTAAAATCTAAATTGTTACCTACTTTAGCTATGTTATCTGATTTATTAACACCTGTTGTGTTTGTGCCTCCAAAAGGACCACTGTTTAATGCATCTAATAAAAAGTAAGCATTCATTCGCGCGTCAACTTGGTATTGTATTTCAGAAGATACAGCGCCTATTAAACGATCTTCAGTTATACTGTCTCCATTTATTTTTGCAAAAAATTTACCAGCAAACTCAGGTTTATTTTCTACAACATGCTTATATACTTTTAGTGAAAGATTATTTCCAAAATCAGGTATGTTGTTAGCTAGCACTGTTGGAAAGTTTGGGTATATCCACTGGTCATCAGTATCAAGAGGTCTATCTAATGTTAGTCTATATACACCACCACCACTTATTCCACCGCCATTACCGTACGATAAATTTATAACATCATATTTTTTAGTAAAAAACCCTTCTTTATGAAAACTTAATGATAACTTCTCAAGCACATCGATTAACTTTGCATTGTTAGCAGCAACCCAAGTGTCTTCATCAACTTCAAAATAATCACTACCAATAACAGGTGCAGATGTTTGTAACAAAGTATCTGTTTCTGTTTGTGATGAGCTACCTACTAATTTAATTTCTGTTTTTATAAACTCTGGCGCTTCGTTTTCTATAGCTATAATTTTATACTTAGCTTGCTCAGGAACTGCAGAGTTACTATCAACTTGTTTTTTAAGGTATAAAAATGTTTCTTCATCTACTTTGTTTCTTTCAGATGATGGAAAAGCCAACCAAACATTACCGTCTTCAGCTCTGTAAACTCTATCCATAGCTAAGTTATAATACTCGCTTGAAGTTTCTTTTACATAAAACTTAAAACCTTTTGACCAAATAGGCGGTGTTGTAGATACTCTTGTTTTTATTTGAGTTTTAGCAGCAGCTTGTTTTTTAGGTATAAAAAAGCTAGACTCTGGATTACTAAATACTGGTGTTTCTCTACCGTAAGTATCTAAATAGGTAACACCAACTTGATAATTTCTTATTGTTTTTAATGTTGGTAAACCTCTATAATCACTATAATCATAATTTGTTTTTATAAACGATACGTCGTCAGTGTTGTTACCCATAAAAAGTAATTCATACTGAACTAAACTACCACCATCAAAGCTTCTATCAAACCTTGACACTTGCTCACTTTCTAAAACTGGCTTTACGTCTAAGTTATAGTTTTGTAAATAATTTGCAAACACAACTCTATTGCCAGTTACTTCTTGTGCCAAAGCTACTCTAGGCACATTGTCATAAGGTCTTAATAACTGATTAGAAGGAACAACAGAATATATAAGATCAGAAGTAACTTTAAACGTGTTAGCTTCCCAGTTAGAAAAGCCCGCTATACCATTTATTAAAACGTTACCATTAGTATCTGTTGCTTTTATTTTATCAACTATATATATTGTAGGGGAGTTAGACTCTTTGTATAAGAGATCTATTTGAACTACATCTTCGGGTAAGTCATGTGGTTTAAAGTTTCTTAACTCTAAAGACTCAATGTAGTTTTGCATACCTTTATTGTATGCTATTTTAGAATCATAATCAAAACTTGACGCAGAAAAAATTACGTCTGAAAAAGGCGCAAACGTAGAGTATTCGCCATCTTGATATTTATATCTGTAGCTAAATCTAGGAAACTTTTTCTCAAACAAAGAGTCTTCGCCAGGAATTTGCATTACACTATAAGTTGTATTAGTTACAGATGTATTACCAGCAATGCTTTGTATTTTAAATTTAAAAGATTGGCCACCAGTGTTTTCAGTGACTGTAGCTCTTACCTCGTGATCGTCAGGTAACTCACCAGCACCACTTAAAAATCTAATTTCGTCTCCAACTTCAAAAGACATACCGTTTTGAAAGTTTGAAAATACAGAATCAACTAAATCTCCTATTTCTAATAAATCATCTTGAGCGTTAGGAGCAAAATCAATTGTTGCATTTGCTGTTATAGGTAGATCAAACTTAGGGTTTATAAGTAAAGGAGTGCTAGGTGCTTTTCTTATTAATGTAACATGCTTTTCTTCTAGTAATATATTGTTTGCAGCTGTTATGTTTCTATCAGGAACTACAAGTTTTGTATGTAAGTCTATACTAGTAGTACCGGCTTTACATCTTGGTATACTTATTTTTTTAGGTTCATAATTATTGTCTGTCCAAAAAATAAAATCATTAAGTATATTTATACCAGTAATTAATTGATGAGTAATAAAGTTTAATACTCTTTTATTGCCAGGGTTTGTGAATATAAAAGATCCCATCTGACCATCTTGAGTAGTAAAGTTTGTTATTGTAAATGGGTTTGCAACAGTGACAGTTATGTTACCATCAACATCTGGTGAAGAAACCGCAACAATAGGGTTGTTTCCAAAAAAAGATCTTTGATGACCGTCCCACTGAACGTGTTGGCCAACTTGAATTTCAGTGTAAGGAGTAAAACCACCTAAACCATCGTATATTGGTGGAACTAAAATTGTGTTTGTAGTATCGTCATGACTACCATAAGCAGTTCTAATACGATAAACATCTACAACAACAGGTGTTACTTGATTATCTTTATATTCATATATGATGTCTCTGCTAATAGTATCGTTTAGTGCAGCATAAACAGGTCCTGCAATAAAAAAGTACAGTGCATCATTTTTTTCATCAGCAACTGTACCAACACAATAAGAAGAATCACCTAGCTCATCACCAGCCATCAAAAGCTTATTACCTAACACATTTTCTATAGCACCAACATCAGAACTATCTGAAGTTGACACTTGTATATTCATGGCGTCTCTATATTGACCATTAGGTACTAACCTTTCATCAAGGTCTTTGTTCATCTTACCCTGAGTGAAAGTGTTTTTAATCTCCGGCATATATTAGTGTTTTATTTGCTTAGATTTGCCTCTAAGTATTTGACTTAATTCTTCTATCTTTATATTTGACAACCTTAATTTTGCAACTCTTTTTGCTGCAAACTTTTCTTTTTTAAACCTGTTAACTAAGTATTCAGGAGTGTTAGCTCTTGTTGCTAGTATCGCATGTGCTATACACTTGTACATCGCTTCTTCAGCAAACTTATGTACTATCATTTCCTCGTCAGTACCTAAGCTATCACTTATATAATCTAGCACTACATCTTTACCAGATATGTTAGAGCTAAAGTAAATATAGCCAGAGTTATTGTCTATAAAATAAGATCCGTTTATTTGAGCGTGTTGTGGGTCTAAACCATATCTCTGTCCTTCGTTTTGATAAAGCACATTGTCTTTGTAATCATCACTGTTGTTTTCCGCTGCGGCAGATGTTTTAGATTTATATTTTGACCAAGAACCTGACTCTTTATTTAAGTTTACAAATATAAGCTCTTCACCTGTTATCTGTGTGTTTGTAGGTGCACCAGGATCTACTCCTAAAGAACCATCTAATAACCACTGCTCGTGAGCGGGGTTTGTCAATGTTATATTCATACCTGGAAAATTACCACTAGTTGAATCACCTACGGTAGCTACAGTTGTGTCTTTAGATATACCAGGACCATAAACTGTCATACCAACTACTATGTCTTGAGATGCAAAAAAGTTTATTTGCATACCGCTACCAGGACCGTAAGCAAGATAATGTGTTGTTGCTTGCCCGTTTGTTTTTAATCTACTAGCACCAGTTACAGAAACTCTAGTTTCTTTAGCAAACTTAGGTAGTAGTTTGTTTGATTTAATATCACCTACACCATCTCTAGCAGATGTTCTACCTGTAGCCGTAATACCATATTCTTCGTATTGGTTTGATGCTGGTAAGCTATAAGTTCCTGTTGCAGGATCAAAAACACCACCAGCTGTCTTTCTAATAAAACTATTTGTTTCTAACTTGTAACTACCATCAGCGTTTTGTTGATATGAAGTTGGGTTAGATGTTTTAGATGTTGGATATATAATTCTTGCAATACCATCTTTATCAACACAAGAAACTTTTACATAATTAACATAGTCTTGTGGTAGTGGCATTTTTAATGTTGGTGGTACATTATACTCTAAAGCTTTTGTTGATTTAAAAGTATCAAAACTTAATTCTTGTAAAGCTCTCATAGCATGAAACGTCACATCAGTTCTTCTAGCTCTACTGATTATTTTATCTTCACCAACGTATGCTATTATAAATTGATTTATTATATCTGTTAATAAAGTAAATTGATAACTACCATAGTTCTCATCTCCACTGTTTTGTATTCCGTCAGCTCCTTCATAGTAATATCTTTGTGATGCGTTTAGTAGTCCCATTTATTATTGTTTTTCTTTTTGTTCTTTTAATTGATCTAGCTGTTGTCCTATTTGCATTAAACCTGGTTTGTTTAAAGTTATACCAGCGTAAGCTAATATCTTAACAACTAAAGCATGCTCTTCTGATCTATGTAATTCAAAGTGCTTTGAGTTAGTAGCATCGTGAAGTGCATTACTACCAATAACATTGTAACCCCAATAAACTTTTTCTGGTTGTTTTACGTATGTAGCGACTATAGTACCACCAAGTAGATTTTTTGGAAATACTTCTAACATATCGTTGCCTGATTGATTTTCGTATCTTGTATAAACAGGTCTTCTAGCTGTTGGTTTTGCTAGTGGAGATGCTGACACGTACATTAATTCTTTAGCGTCAAGCTCTTCAACCTCTCTTCCTCTATAACTTAAAGTACCTAACCTATAACAATTGTCAGGTAAATTATAAAGCTGTGCAGCGGAGCTTATTGTTGTTAATACTTTTTGTTTTTTAAACAAAGAAATCTTTTCGTCTAAAATGTCTAACATATCAGAGTACTCTGTACTATTACCAGGTCCTCTACCATATTGATTAACGTCATAAAAATATTGCTCAAAGGTTTCCATTTGCGCTTGGTTTGCAAATAGATTAAACTCTTGTGGTGTTATATAACCTCTTTGTTCTTTATTAGCTAAAGCTAAAACTCTTTGATATACTGTGTCTACGTTAACCATTTTTTTTATTTTTTATAAGGAAACGCTTTGTTTAACGTTTCTTTTCTTTTATTACAATTGCAACCTTTTTTACCAAACACACCTTGCTTGTTTAAATATTGTGTTAATGATTTTATACCTGTTACTGATGTAAATTTTTCTACTGAATCTCCTAGTCCCTTTGATTTCATTTTAAATTTTTTAGTAGTGGCAGTCGCCCCGTAGAGCGACCGCTTCTACAGTTTGATTATTTTAATTGCTTTTCTATATTTGTATAGATTTCCATACCTTCATCAGTTTTAAACCAAGCGGCTAAAGCTGAGTATGGGTGCTCATCAAATGGAACATTTAGTAGTTTTCTACCATTAGTAGCCCATGAAAAAGTTCTATTATCAGATGATAATTTTAGAATACCATTTTCAGTTGCTTTTATACCAAAGTTTCTAAGCTGTACGTTATCATCTTCCAACAGTTCTAAGAATAAGTCTGGATTGTTTCTTGCATATACAAGCAAATCTCTTTTAAGTTCCTTAGAACTCATCCTAGACACTTCAGAACCAATCTCTACTCTCATTATTGCTTCCATCATATCTATGTCTAGATCTCTTGCTGCTACAATTGCATCAGCTTGTAACTCTAGCATATCTAACTCGCTTGCAGCTTCAACGATAGGTTGATGTTCAGTGTAAACTTTATTTTTGTGAGGGTGATATACAGATAACATTTTCTGTAATACTGTTTTAGATTTTTCAACAAATAAAGAGCCATTTCTAAAAATAACATGATCTAATCTTTGATCTCCTTTCATTTCGTCAACAAAAGGTGTTCTTTGATTTTGACAATATTTTAATTCTCTTTCATAACCTTTTGCTTCGTCAAACCAATATACGTTAGAACTTTTCAACATATATGTTAAAGGTTTTTTGTTACCTGTTAAATGGTAAACTCTATCTTTTAATTCCCAAGTTGTTTTTTTAGGTTTTGGTGTTTCCATAACCGGTGCTACTTTTTCTATATGCTCATCACCAGGATCTCCTTGGTATGAGGCTTTTGTTTGTTTTTTTGCCATAATATAATATATAATAAAATTAATAAATAAAAGGACCGAGGCCGAAGCCCCGGTTCTTTATAATAAACAGTGCTTATTTCATTAACATGAAATTGTTAGCACCTTGTGTAATTAAACATCTTTCAGTTAAGAAGTGTAATTGCATTGCATCTAAAGCTGTTGTAGCAGCACCAACAGAACCAGTAACCCAAGTTTTCATTCTTCGGTCATCAGTTTGTGAAGCTCTATAACGAACATGTAAGAAAGGTCTCTTCATACTTTGTCCAACAGTTTGATCATAAACTGAAGAAGTACCAGCAGGAATCATGACACCTCTAATTGCATTAGCAGAAGATTGTGCGTTGATAGCACCTCTAGTAGCTAAGTCATTTAGGTATCTAAAGTCAGACTTGTAAAAGTCGTAAGATCCTCTTCTGAAACCAGTGAAACCTAAGTTTAATGCCATATCTTCAGAATTGTTAAATACTCCGTAAGAAGTACCTCCAGCTCCGTAAGAATTCATTGAAGCTAACATATCGTCCATAGCTAAGCTAGTAGATCTGTTAACAAACATCATGTATTCTTCAATAGCACCTTGCTTATCAAACTCAGCTAAGATAGCATCAAATTCAGCTAAATCAGTAGCAGCATTAACACCAGTTACACCAGTAGTTACGTTACCTCTTGATTCGATAGCAGCGAATAAACCTTCAGTACCTACAGTTCCATCACCAGAAGCAGATCCAGCTATATAATCTGTAGCACCATCAAGAACAGAAGAACCGTCATTAAGTTCACTTTCTAGCATTGCCATTTCAATGTAATCATTAAAACGAGCTCTAGTATCAGCTTCAGCTTTCAAGTACCATAAGTAACCTGATTGTCCACTTTCAGCAGATACTTCAACCCATCCAATTCTAGATGTATCAGAACCTGATACTTCGTAGTAATCTTTCATAATAATCGGCTTGTTAGTAAAAGTTGTGAATCTTGGCTCATTAGCACCTCTTGTATCTGAAGCAGTTGTAGCTGTAGCAGAAACGTAAGATTGTCCTTTACCATACTCAGATCCAAAAACTAATACACGTACTGATTCAGCCGTAGCAGAAGCAGATAAAGTAGCAGCACCTCTGTTGTAAGGTAATACGTTAATAGTAGTAGCTGCAGTACCTGTAACTAAACATTTAACGATACCATTTGTAGAATCAGAAACGATAACTAGATCATTAACTCTAATACCGTGACCATTAGAATGAAGAGCATTACCATCAATGTCTTTTTCTATTGTTATAGTACAAGGAGCTTGTCCGTTTACCGCAGTAGCACCAGTAGTACCACCACTTCCTGAAATTATTTTACCTTTGTAAGATAAATGTAGTCTTCCTTGCTCAGACCATACAACCTGATCAGATTGCATTGCCTCTTCAGCTCCTACTTGTGAAAGAAATCCTGAAATAGTTCTCGGTCCGAAAACTTCAGCTTCTTTTTCCATAAGATCTGGTAAATATTGTTGTCCCCACGAGTTCGCAGTTCCAGTAAAATCTAGATAATTTGTATTAAGTGTTTGCTTTCTTGGAGCAGGTACACTGTTCAAATTATCACCTCCATTAATTGCCATAATTTTGTTTTTTTAAATTAGTTATTTATTTGTTTTTAATTTTAAATTTAAAAGCTGGAGAAGTGTCATCGTTAAGCACTCTTACTTTTGGACCACTTGTGTTATCGTTAGAAAATGATTGCCTAGGATCCATACTTACGTTTTTAGCCTTAGCAACACTATCTTTCATAGCATCAGTTTTTCCTTGTTCATAAAAGTGATTAGCAATAGCGTCGGGATTCATTGCTGTAAATAAAGATTTATGATAACCTTTGGCATCTGACATTTCATTATTTTTATTCAAGAACTTCTTGACAAAATTATTAATATCACCTTGAGTTTCTTTAACTTCATTAGCATTTTTCACATTAAACCTATATCTCTTATCTCCGACGTTGTATTCAAAACCTTTGAATTTATCGTTAAAAACTTCTTTAGTTTTTAATTTAAAAGTGTTAGTTTGTTTTTCCGCTATCTTATTAGTCTCTTCCGACTCTTTGTTGTATCTATTAAAGAAGTTTACAGCTTTTTGTTGTTCGGTAGTTAACCTAGAACCAGCCTTAATTTCTTCATAGTACTTAGACTTTTGCCCGTCTAGGTGGCTTTTAGCGTTGGCAACTTGCTCTTTTAACGCTATTTTCTTTTTCTTAATCTCTCTCTCTTCATCAACATCATCATCGTATGAGAAAGAGTCTTCCATTAGAAAACTAATTTCATCATCTGTTAAGTGAGATTTTGTTTGTTTGTAGTATTCCCTAAGAACTGCCATGTCATCATAACTAGAATAGTCTTGATTAAGACGTACGTAATCTTCTAGTGTACCACCAGTTTCTTCCATAAAATCTACAACTTTTTGTAAATTCTCAGGTAAAGCTTTGCCAGTCTCTTGAGACTCTAACATAGCTGCTTGAGCTTCTTCTTCTAAGTTGTCTACTTGTTCTTTAACATCTTCTTCAGTAACTTCTTCTAATACTGGAGTTTCTTGTGTTTCAGCTTCCGGTTGTACTTCTTCTTGTTTTTCTGTGGTGTCGGCATCCTCAACGAGTTCAACCACTCTGTTATCGTCAGCGTTATCTTTTGTAACTTCTTCTGTGGTTTCATTTTCTTTTGGTGTTGGTGGTTTGTCTAAATTTACTTTGATGACTCCGTCATCTTGATTTGTTTTTTTAAGATCAACTTTTGTTACGTTGTCTTCAGCAGCCTTTTCGACTACTTCTTGTTTTTTCTTTTTTGCCATAATATAATATAATAATAGTTAATAATTTTTATCTTGGATCAAAACTACCTAAATTGAATCCGCTGCCTAGTATATCATTACCTGCAGACTCAAAGTTTTTAGGTGCTTTTTCACTTTTTCTTTGATCTATAAGCTCACTTTGTTGTGACGCTTGTATTCTAGTTCTTTCGTCTTTACGATCTTCTTTTTCTTTTTCTTTTGATTTTTGACCATCAACCTCTACACTTTTCAGTTGCATGTTCATTTGAAACTCTAACTGCATAAGTTGTTTTTTGTATTCAACTTCTTGAGCTTGTTTCTGCATGTCAAATTGCATCTTCATTTGTTCAAGCTGTGCTTGTGTTTGTGCTTTAGCTTGGTCTTTTTGTATTTCCATTTGAGCAGCAGCTTGTTGAGTTTGCATATTAGCTTGAGCTTGCGCTTGTATATTCTGCTGTTGAGCTTGTTGATCTCTTTGTTGCTTTTTAACTCTTCTAAGTTTTAATATTTGATTTGCAAGTTTTAGATTTTTAATTTCTCTAATGTCAATAGCATCTTCAATGTCAAGACTTTGTTGTTGAATAGACATCTGTATATTGTTTTCAAGCATTGCTTTTTCTTCTTCATCAGGCATTAACTCAATAAATATACCAAAGTCATAAAGATGAAGTTCAGACATTTCCTCAAGCGTAGCAACGTTATGAGCACCTATTTGTTGTACAAAAGCATTAGCTGTTGGTGAATATTCTAGTATGTCAGATATTCTAAGTGACAAACACCCAGCTACTTCTTTTGTTAAAAACAAACCAGACTGTAATATGTGTCTTGTAGCTGTATTGCTGTTAGCTGCTGCTAATTTTTGCACACCTACTAAAGCGTTTTTATCAGGTGTACTACCATCTCTAGCTTCGTTTAATCCGGTTACGTCTCTAATCATTTGTAGATAATAATTGTAATTACCAATCAACGCCTGCATTTTATTACCACCACTTCCACTAGTTATTTCTTGTATAGGTATTTTACCTGGATTCATATCACCTTCAGAAGTAAATGATCTACCTATAACAGAACCTGTTTGGAAAAACATGTTTAACGCTTCTTGTGGATTATAGTTTGTTCCATTACCTAAATCTATTTCAGCTAAACCGTCAGCATCTAAGTAAACACCATCTGGCACCATACGTGATAACACTTGTTGTAATTTCAAATGTGTTAACTGTATCATATCGGCAAAACCGGTGATACGCTGTACTAAGGATTCAATACGACCCTTGTACATACGTGGAGCAACAATAGCATAATTCATTTTAACCTTAGTAAAATCACTTTTAGGTCTCATCATGTTTTTAGCCATTTCCCACTTCAACAACTTACCAGTTCCTAATACTAAAGCACCATCGTACAAGCACTCTATTGATCTTTGTAGCTTGCCAAAGTTATCAGCATCTTCTGGTGGATTAAAGCTATCGTCTTTTGCTAGTATTTTATCAGCACCGCTACCAGTTTCTTTTACCTTATAAACTTCGTTCATATATGTTTTATAATTAAAATATAAAACTTGAACTTTGTTACTATCTTGTTCAGCATCATTATAACCTTGATTATAATTAGTCTTGTCGTAATACTTGTTTTTAACTATGTCTTCTAAGTCTTCTTGAGTTAGATGTGGAAATTGTTTAGAAAGCTCGTTAATAGGTATATTTTTAACTTCACCTACGTAATATATATCATCAAAATATGGAGACTCAGTATATGAATATACTAAATCAGCTGGATCAACATAATCAATAACAACACCTTCAGATGTATTGAAACTAGTTTTTACAGCTCCAATACCTAATACTGTTAAGTCGTAGTAAAATCTTTTCTTTATTAACTCGTAATCGCTACCTTCCATTAAAACATTAAGAGCTTGTTCTTCTGCTATTTCTACAGCTTGCTTGTATGTTAACTGCATATGAAGATCTAACTCTTCTTGAGTTTCTGGTAAAACTTCTGGATCATTCTCATACAAGTTAATACCAAAAGCATTGTTAACATAATCGTTTAGCTCCTTAGTCTGCATATCTTTTATAATAGACTCCATATATGCAGTTCTTTTGCTTACTCCATATTCGTCTTGAGAATAAGCTTTTATATCATAAGTTCTTTCTGAAATACCGTTTACAACTATATCAACAAACTTAGGTATGATAGGCACTGGTTTCCAGTCTAAATTAAGATAGGACAAATCACCGTTTATAGATAACTCGTCCTTATACTTTTGTATTGATTGCTCACCCCTAGCATATAATCTAAGTTCGTGAAAGTTGTTGTGGTTTGTTTTATACCTATTGCTACCTCTTTCAGTATGAAACCACTCAGCTTCAATAGCTTTAGCAACTTTTAAACCGTAATCATAGCTCATCTTCTCCACATCACTAACAACTTGAGAAGGAAAATAACTTTTTACAATCATATTTATTTTTTAATTAATTTAGATGTATTGCCTTTGTTTTCGTACTTAGCAATACTTATATTTAGTTTTGGTTTTTCTACTTTAGCATTTGGTCTATAAAGATGTCTGTTGTTTGCCATTATGGCTAAACCAGAACTAATAGACGCATCATGCTTTGTTCTTTTGTTAATGTCAAATTTTGCCCAGTCATTTAGTAGTTCATTAAAATAACAATTTCCAAAAGTACCATCTTGTGCCATACCTACATGACCTTGTATATACATTTCAATAGCTGCAGCGTGAGCTTGTTTTATATCTTCACTTGAATTTGGTATACCACCTATTTCTTTTTCTGCTACAGATAATTTGTTCCATACTTTATCAGGTCTATTCATACTGTAACCTCTGTAACCACGTCTTCTTAAATAATACAATAGACGAGGTTTATTATTTTCTGCGAGTATAGGCATCCCATAAAATACTAATGCCATTAGAACGTCTTCAAAGAACATCTCTGCGGTTTGTGGCCTTGCTAAGTATTCTAAGAAAAACGTGTTAGCTGGTGCGTCTTCCATACTAAACTTTGTTAACCCATGTAAAGCACCTTTAGAACCTTTACCGTCTACAGTTCCTGATATATCGTAACTATCACAACCAAAAGAACCCATGTGTTCATTACCTGGATGTCTAACACCATTTTTAACTATAACTCTATTTTGTAGGTTTGTTGGTGGTACCCAGCTTACTTTAAATCTACCTTTTGGATCTGGATAAAATATAACGCTTGTATCTTTAACGCCATTCACCCATTGAAAACTACCAATGTTTACTGTAGCTCTAGTTTCCTCGTTGTAATCTATCTGTTCATATAGTTTAACTAAGTTAAATATACTATTACTAGCCTCGTCTCTAAACGCATGCTCTGTAGTTCTTGGAAACTGTCTATAAAATTCGTTTAACGCATCTTGATCACCTTTTAAACCATCAGCTTCATTCTGCCAATTGTCTACAACACCTACATCTATTAACTCTCCGTGTGGGTCAAAGACATCATGGTCTGGACTATCGAAGACTGGACTGCCGTGTTCATCAATAAATCCTTCGTAGTTCCACTCCATTGGGATAAAAAGAGAATATAGACCAGATGCTGTCTGTCCATTTCTGTTTCGCTTATTAACGTCTGATGCGTTGTATAGTTTTTTGAAGTTTTCTCCACCCTTGTCTAATGAATTTGATGTTGAGCCCATCATACATTTACCTATAATTCTACTACCTAATCGTAAACATGTTTTGGTAACTCGCCAGTTATTTAAAATATTATCGGGTCTTTCCCATTTACCACTCTCATCATGTACTAGTAGTTTTAGTTTTTCACCATCATAACTATTATCACCTGTGTTTTTCCAGTCTATAGTTGTATCTAAACCTTCTAAGTCTTCTAGCTTTTCGTTTGTTGTAATTTTCTTTCTAGTGAATTTAGAAGCTGGAACTCTATATGCAAGTTCAGATTTTGGACG